GGGTTCGGGTAAAGCCAGGTCTTTAGATAGCCGCTTTAAAATATCGGTGTCAATATCGGGTAATGGTGGCACGTCCTTCTCCCTTCGCATTTGTTTCTCTCTTATCTCAGCACGTTCGCCTTCGAATTGTTGGAATATCTCAATGAGTTCGGGTAGCTTCAATCGTTCGTACATCTTGCCGTATTTACCCGCCTTTAAATTAATGCAAATTATCTTCCATTCTTCTATCTTCATAACTGGAAACTCCTTAATCAAATAGTCGATAGCTTCGATGTAATCGCCTTCGTGACGAAAGGACTTGTTAAAATCTAAATACTCCACCGCATCCTTTAGCAAAGCCATTAACGATATGTGAACCATCTTTGGTTCGTACTTGAACGCCTCCCGCACGTTACTTCCGTATTCCCACGCCTGGATCGGTGTCAAATCAAAGCGTGTCGAGATGCGCGAGATACTTTTCTTTATCAAATCCCTTTTTTGATTTAGCTTTTTTATCTGCGTAAAGTCCTGACCACCCTTGTGCGATGGCGTTGTGGATAATGGTAATGGCTTCTTGTTCATTGTTAGAGATTTTTTGTAAATTTAATAAAGATGCTTGTTCCGATATTGAAGATTTGAACCCGAAACCTTTTTCTATCTTCTTGTATTGCTTCCAAATCTGCCAGGCTTCCGCAAATAATTCCCCTTCAAATGGCATCACAATTCCCTTTTTGGTAGTATTCTGAGTAGTACTTTGGTTGTACTTTGGTATAGGTTCGACAGATTCGGTAATTGCATTTACCGTTTTTGTCAAATGGAGCATACCGTTTTCGGTAATTGCATTTACCAAAGTGAACCACTTGGTTCGGTCATACCTTTTGCCGTTAAAATTCCCCGACATTATCGCACCATCGTCTTCTAATTTACTGAGTATTCTACCAATCTTTCGCGCTGACCAAAAGGGAAATAATTGCGCAAAGGCTTTTGTGCTGTTGTAAGTCCAGTACATATTTTCGTGGTAGTTGTTTTCGTTGGCTTCATTCTTAGCTACCCAATAGCGGATGTGGTGAAGCATTACTGCCCCATCCACTCCGTATTGTTCCGCATCTACTTTCGAGAATGAGAAGTAATCAATCACGACTTAATTGTTTTTCGTGAAACATAACCTCCCAAACTACTTGGCGTTCGGTGGTATCTACTGATGAAACGATTTCGGGAATGTATTTTAACATCCCGCGAGGGTTGGACTTCATCCAGTTCGTGACCGTTTGGTTTGAGATACCTAATTGTTTTGACATCCTAAGCTGAGTGCCGTAATGTTTCTTTATAAAACTTCTCATATTTATATGGTTATTTCTTCGGAAGAATTACCAAAAGAAATCGTATCCAAATTTAGAGCATAAGACTTTAACTTCTGAGCCAATGCAATCGCGTCTTTTAAGTTGACCTCCGAAGGGGGTGCGCTATTCATCTGCCATTCTAACGCCCGACCAATCGCCCATTCGTTTAAGATAATGTCTTGACGGTCTTGATACTTCGCCACACTTGACGGCGATGTAGAGTTAGCGTTAGCGTATTCGGGGTTGTCAGGACGTTTAACCGTTCCCCAACTAAACCCATCCTTTGATCCTCGCACCAATACATCTACATCGTCACCTGGTTTAAAGGGTGATTGTGGTGTTTTGTGGTTTGCCCGTAGGGTAGATTCATCTTCGAAAGCATAATCGAAAGAATATAGTAAACCGTGTACACCTTCATACGTACCTGCGCCTTGTATAGAAGCGACTTTTTTAACTGAATTTTCCATGTTATAATGTTTAGGAATTAATAATACCGCAAATGTAATAAAAACAAACCATAAAAAAAAATATAAATTAATTTGTTTTATTAGAAACTTTGTTTTAGATTTGTAAAACATTAAAACCATAAAAAATGAATTTAGAACACCTAATAGAAAAAGCGATAATAGATATTAAATATTATCAGGATTGTTTAAGGGAAGCAGAAACAAAGTTGGATGCCTTCTATATTGCACAAGATGCTAAAGCCGATATGGCTTGTGAACAACATTTAACCGACTGTATAAAATGAAAGACCTTAAACACTTATACGAGTTAATAGAAGCTCAGGACAAACGCATCGACCTACTTAATGAAAGGTTAAATATCGCCAACGAACGAGCGACCAATCTTTACGACTACATAATTAATATGCCGATATGAAAACGACCTACCCACCCGATCCGATAAAGGAATACAGCGAATGGAAAAAGTTCATCGCTTCGCAAGTTATGACACCCGAAGAAATCTTCGAAGCTGACTTTATGAAAGCCTGGTCGAAGTTTAAAGATTCAATCGTTAAAGCAAGGACGAAATGAATACTTTAGACGGAAACGGAAAGCCGTGTTTAACGGGCGTATCTTTTGACGTTGGGAGCAATGTATTAACTTTCGAAGATAGTACCGCAGAAGGCCTCGCAAGTACCTTTAACAAGATGGTAACGGCCAAAGTAGAAGGCAAGTTTATCGGATGGGGTGATACCCCTTCTTTTGCACACTTTAAAAGTGAGAAAGAAAACGACACCTTAATAGAAGAAATTACGTACTGGAGCAGACGCGAAACAGGAAAGTTTTGTCGATACCATTGTATGCTTCTTATAGCTTGTGGGGGAGTGGATAAAGAAGATTTTTACTCAGAAAGATTAACCGAAGAAGATAACGAAATTTATCTAACCCGATTTCGTGGGATGTGGTTGCCGAAATCCAAACCACAAGAAATACACTTTAGATTCTTATATGACAAAGAAGGTAATAAGATGGACAACTTACCCCTATATGTACAACAAGAGTACAAAAAGTGAACACGACTGATACATTTGTACCAATAGTGAATGAACTCCCTTAATAGTATAACCAAAAGTGAAAACAAAATGGAAGAAGAATTAACAAGTGACTGCTGCGGAGCTTTCACAACACATACCGAAATGGGGATATGCCCTCAATGTTTAGAGCATTGCGAATTTACAACGGGCGAAGAATGATGTACAACCCATCTTCCCCCAAGCAGAAACGAATAACGATAGTAATTTGTTTACTCGCATACTACTTACTAATATTAACCTTTTAATAAAATGATAACGAACTTCGAAAGGGAAACCCACGAACTAACCGAGTACGAATTGAATACTTTGCTGCCTATTATTCTAAAAGGTTTATCTACGAAAATTGGAAAGCATAACGCCATCACAAATAAAGCTATTTGCAAAGCAATGGATACGATAGGGCATAAGCTACACGATGCCAGGTTAAGGAAGGTCATACATTACATTAGGGCGCACGACTTAATCGTTAACCTTATCGCTACCTCAAAAGGATATTACATCGCTACTACTACCCAAGAAGTAGAAGACTATATTAGGTCACTCAGCGAAAGAATCAACTCGATAGAATTTATTAGACAATCAATACAAAGACAATATGACGCACGGATCACTCTTTAGCGGAATAGGTGGGTTTGACCTGGCTGCCGAATGGATGGGGTGGGAAAACGTCTTCCATTGTGAGTACGACCCCTTTTGTCAAAAAGTATTAAATCACCACTTCCCAAATTCAAAACTATATGAAGACATCAAAACCTTTGACGCATCAGACTACTTTGGACGAATTGATATTCTCTCAGGAGGATTCCCTTGTCAACCTTTCTCAAACGCAGGACTTAGAAAAGGTACGGAAGATGACCGCCACCTATGGCCGCAGATGCTTAGAATCATTCGGGAAGTTTCCCCGCGCTACGTTGTGGGCGAAAACGTTCGCGGCCTACTTAATTGGTCAGGGGGATTGGTATTCGAGCAAGTGTGCGCTGACTTGGAAAATGAAGGCTACGAAGTCACACCGTATCTACTTCCAGCTTGCGGTAAAAACGCACCCCACCGAAGGGATAGAATTTGGTTCGTTGCTAAAAACACCGACGAAAATGGACGGAGAAGTTACAAGCGGAAAGAAGAATCCTGTAAGTGGGAACAGCGGAACATTGGCGCAAGAGATAATGTCGGAGTACCCTCCAACGATGTCGAAGTTAGGGCTGCTCCCGACACCAACATCACAAGCACGGGAACGGACGTTAGAAGAATGTCAGGATCGTCAGGAGAAATACGGGGGAAAAAAGAGAGCTTTGTACCTCGACCACTTTGCAGCGATGGGGCTGCTCCCGACACCGATAGATTGGGAGTTAACTGGGAAAACTTCCCAACTCAACCCCCTCTTTGTGGAGGAGATGATGGGCTTCCCAAAGAATTGGACGGCATTACCTTTCCAAAGTGGAGAAAAGAAAGTATAAAGAGTTACGGAAATGCAATCGTACCTGCCGTCGCACACGAAATCTTTAAAGCTATTCAGAAAATGGAAGATACTTTCGTACCTTAGCGCAGTTATGTTATTCTTTTATGGTGATTACCCCTTGCTTTTTCTCATTGGAAGCAGGGGGTTTTCTTTTATAAAACTTGCGACTTCTTTGGTTTAGGTTTACCCAAAGGCATCAGGACATTTATCGCGGTGTGACCTCCCAGTACAACCCCGCACCCGATAGCTTGTTTCTTAAAGTTCTTTGCATAGGCTGCGGCATAGGTATCCGCATCAACACCGCATCCAACTTGCATAGCGAACACTCGGTACTTCTTTCCCACGAACCATTCTACCCCACAACTTGTATGAGTATGACCGCAAACGCTTGACATCATATTATTTTTGGCTTTGGTTTTCGCTTGGCCTCCTTCCCCGTGTTCATATAATACATCGTCATAAACGATACTTTCACACCAGTTCCACTTCGTACCAAGAACTTCGTTATACGATTTTATCCACTCCTTCGGAATGGCTGAACTAAACGCCTTGCGCATTATGATGCGGTCGTGATTTCCTATCAGGACATCAGCCTTAGGGAAAGCCATGTACCATTTATGTACACGCTCTATCGCTCGTTCGAGTTCTAAACCACCACCCATTCCATCAGGATCGCTTTCGTGATAGCTTGAATAGTGGTTGTCGATAATATCCCCAATGAAGATAACCTGGTTACAATTCCATTTCGCGTAGGTGTCTTGGCAAAAGGCTAAATATCCTTCAAGACAAAAGGGTTCGTGTAAATCCCCTATAACGAGAATACGCCTTTCCTTTTTAGTCAGGTGTTGGAACGCTTTTAGCTTGTTCCCTTTTAGTCTTGGTCTAACGTCTTTCAAAAAAGGATAGGCATAGTGGAACAATACCCACGACACACAACACCACCCCGTTCCATTCTATCGCCCCGTCCATTGATGCAAGTGCATAGGTTACAATTACGCCCCCGATGGTTCGCTTCGCTGACCATTTTCTTAGCTTTCCTTTATCACGAAATACTTCCGTCAAGTCTAACTTCGATAAGAGTGCTAAGACCGTCTTCATCTATTCCTTCCAAGAATAACAGCACTAAGGATTCTTCCGACCACATCCAATACTTTGTCATCCTTCGTGGTTTCAGTTAGTGCGGTATAAGTACCCAAAAATGTAATCGCGGCAAGTAGTAACTCTACCCAGTTAGTTGTAAAAAATTCCATATTATCTATTTATTAAATCGCCAAACTTATCCCGCATATTAAACGCAGGGCAGTCCTTGGCTTTGTTATGGTCGTTATGACCCGTTAGTTTTAATTCTCCAAACATTACTTCTAAAATCTCAAATAGATTCCTGAACGAAGATTGTTGTTCTTTCGTCATAGTATCCTTTGAAACAAATGTAGTCTTAGATTTCGGCTTCTCCTTATCTAAAGACTTCTTAACTTTCTTAACTACGCCACCGCAATACGCCACCCCGATACTTCCATAATTATTTCCCCAGGTATGAGCCCCGATTTTATCGATATGCCTTCCCTTTTCTATTGTGCCGTCTTGATGGATTATAAAGTGATAGCCAATATCTGCCCACCCCCTTTCTATTACGTGCCACCCTCGTATCTCTTTAACGGTTAAAACCCTATCTGCGGGGGTAGCCGTACAATGTAAAACAACCGCTTTAATTTCCCTCATTTTCTATTCTTTCGGTGAGTAATAATGCCCTCTATATTTAGCCATATCAAAGTTATACCACCTATTACCCCAAGGGTTAAAGTTAAATTCTCGCTAACCATTCCGTAAGCCCATCCAGTCCATAAAAAGTTTATACTCAAAAGTTTTCCGTTTTCCATTATGCGTCTAACATTACGTATGAAAAATATACATCCATAGTCCAACCCCCATCGAAATCCCCAGTACACCAAATTTGAAAAGGTGAGTTAGTTATTGAGAAAGTAATTTTTTCGCTACCTCCTGCTGCATTATTACCACCGAAACAAGCAGTAACAGTTCCACTTCCTACTCCATCCATCCAATCTCGCGCTTCTCCCCATCGGTCAGACGTTTGAGACTGTGAAGCATCCCACCCCATTCGTAAATCGGCAGAGGAACCTTCTGCACCCGCACCATACGTAGCTACGCAAATAACTGAAATAGGCATTATTATTTTACTTGCTTGGCCAGACTTTAAAGTAATAGGGTTATCGTCATACTTCATAGCTGCTACATCAGCATTACTTAAAGAAACTTTAAGCGTTGCCGTTCCCAACTTATCCGTTAAGTTAGCTACCGTTATCTTCTTTGTTTCCGCACCCGCCACATCCACAATCGCAAGGACATCGTCTGCTGCTGCCACCGTTAAAGCCGTGAGTTCCGTTATTTTCTTGTTTGCCATCTATAAACTTTTTTAGTTTCTCCTCGTTTTGTAAACTTGGAGCATATCTTTTTCTATTTACCATCTAATTCCTGCACCCGTTAAAAACGCTTTGTAACGTAAATCTATATTCCCGAAATTTAAATTCATCCCTTGGGTGTAGTTGTTTTGCGTAGGCGAAAGGTCTGCTCCCGTATTCGTGTTGTATTCAGGAAACAAAGCCGAGTTATTGCAGATGTAATCTATCAACCTTTCACGGTAGAAAGTTGCCATATCTAACGCCTGATCCATTAACGGTTTTAAATCGTCATAGGTAGCCGCCGAACTTTGTTCTGAGTTCATCACTACAACGGCGTTGTTAACGAATCTAAGGCGTAGGAAAGGCACTAACTGAACGAAGGAGTACTGAACGGTCGATGGGATAATATACTCGTTTAAAAGCGTTTCATAATCCCCCGTTACCGTTCCTGCATCTATGTCGGCAGAAAGTTTATCGTAAAGTTTCGTTCCCAGTACGGGAAGAATCCAACGTTGTTGCGCCATATAAACATAAGGGCGTATTAAATCGTCATCGACTGATCCACCTATGGCGGTGTCGCGCTTTAATCTATTGGCTGAAACGAATAGTGCTTGGCTCATTTGTATTCTGCTATTAATTTAGGGTC